AGTTATAGATTTAAAAAGCACACACCTAGATTTAAGTGGTTTAATTTATGGTATGTTAGATGGGTTGGTATGACTGGGTCGAACAAACCTTAAGAAAAGTTGAGACACCTAGGTGTGCCAATAAGTAAATCAGCACAAGGAACCTATGAGAAGTAGTACGGACCAAGAAGATTTTCTGATGTTATATACAGAAGAAATGGATGGGTTATTGGTTGGCTTAAGGGACAGGAGGATTCAGCTAAGGGACATGGCGATATTGGTTGGATTAATGGCTGAGATGAGTTGGAGAAGTGGGAAGATCAGAATGACTGCTGGTGCATTAGCGAAACGGTTAGGGATTGGTGTATCTGCTTGTTGTAATGGAATCAAGAGATTGCAGCAGGAACTAATAGTGGCAAGGGTGAAGGAAGAGAGGACAGGGGAGGTGTACTTTTTGATCAATCCTTATATTGCATGTGCGGGTGGGAGTCAAAAGAGGTCATTGATTATGAAACAATTCAGACAAGCTATGGATAGTGAGTGAATAATTAGTTATTGTTTTATTAATTGCGCTGCACCCATGTATGTAAGTAACGAGGAGAGGATGAGATTAGGATTACAGCAGTATGGAAGTGATGTTCCTGTGGATGTATATATGAAAGCGATTGGAAAAGAGAATGAACCTGTGATTAAAGAAGCGAAAAAAGAGAAAGTTAAGACAGAAGAGGACTAAGATGAAGATGCTTCTACAGGTGGTGCTGGGAAGTTCACTGACCTATTTGGTTAGTGGTTGTTGGGAGAACCCTTTGGTCGTCAAGGCTGGAGGGTTCTCTTTATGAACTGCTGGCATTGTAAAACTGAACTTATATGGGGCAGTGATTCAGAGTGTGATCATTTAGAAGAATATGATTTTATTACTTTTTTAAGTTGTCCTGAATGTAAGTCAGACGTAGAGGTTTATCACAGGAAGGAAACATGAGCTGGAGTCCATTGCCGGAAGGGTTGTGGCCTTTCCCACATTTCCTTTGTTATTTATTAAGAGAACTAGGTTTAGCTGATACACCGACGCTAAGACAATTGAGTGTGGCACAGTGGTTAGAGACAGGGCCAGATAGGTGTATTACTACAGCGTATAGAGGATTAGGTAAGTCTTTTGAAAGTGGTGCTTATGCGTTATGGAGATTAAGACATGATCCTTTTACTGAAAAGATTTTAATTCCTGCTGCTACTGCTGAGAAAGCAGAGGAGGTAGCAACATTTATGGCGAGATGTATTAGGGATGTGGATATATTGCGATGTTTAGAACCAAGACCTGATGGAAGATCAAGCTTTAAAGCATTTGATGTTGGGCCTGCTGTAATTGATCAGAGTCCGTCTGTAAGAACAGTAGGGATATTGAGTCCATCTTTGACTGGTAAACGCTGTACGTTGGCATTACCAGACGATATAGAGACGTTAAATAACTCGATCACACCGTTAAAGCAAGAACGATTAGCACAAGCGGTTACAGAATTAGAAGCAATTATTAAACCAGATGATCCGGGCTTTGATGCAAACGCACCTAGGGATTACACGCTGGGAGGCGTACAACAAATCTTCCCAAGACAAATTCGATACCTAGGTACGCCACACTTAGAGTCAAGTTTATATCTAAGGCTGGTAAGGGAAAGGAACTATTCTATACGTTTTTGGCCTGCGAGATTTCCTAATCCAAACGACTCTGATGAGTGGGATTGTTATGAAGAACACCTAGCCCCAGACATCAAGGAAGCCGTAGAAAAGAATCCAGAAATTGCTGGTGAACCAACTGATCCTGAACGCTTTGGGCATGAGGAATTGTTAAAGAGAGAGACAAGGATGACAAGATCTGCTGTTCAGTTGCAGTTTCAATTGAATTGCCGACTAAGTACGTTAGATCGTTATCCAATCAGGTTAGGAGATTTGATTGTGATGGATTTAGATGGCAAAGCTTTACCTGAAACAGTGGTATGGGGATCTGCACCAGAACAACGAGTACAAGATTTAATTTGTGTTGGGATGGGTGCTGATCGTTATTACCACGCACCAATGAATATTGATGGGTGGATTTCATCAAAAGATACATGGAGATGTGTGTTAGCAATTGATCCCTCCGGAAGAGGCCAAGACCAGATGGCTTGGAATGTTATTGCTGAATTAAACGGTAATTTCTTTTTATTGGAATGTGGTGGTACGACAAGGGGATATGAAAAAGATGTATTAGAGATGTTGGCAAAGATCGCAAAGAAATGGAATGTAACTCAAGTTGTTACTGAATCAAACATGGGTGATGGAATGTTTACTGCCTTATTACAACCTGCCATGTTGAGGCATCATCCAGTGGCTATAGAAGAAGTCAGAGTCAGTATTCAAAAGGAAAGGAGAATCGTAGATACCCTTGCACCGTTAATTCAGCAGCATCGTTTAGTGGTTAGTAGATCAGTAATTAAAAGTGATTATGCAAGTGCTGAACGTGATCCTGAAAGTGGTCATCAACGATCATTGATGTATGGCATGAGCCGCATAACAACCGATAGAGGAAGTCTGTTATTTGATGACAAAATTGATTCCCTCAGTCTTGGCGTTAAGTTCTTTGTTGATGCAGCAGCACAAGATCAGCAAAGGAGAAAATTTGAGCGTCAGGAAGAGATAGACGATTTAATTAGAGAAGCTTGGTTTGATGAAACAGGTGCATCAATTGATGATTTGGCATGTGGCTTCATACCAAAAAATAACCATAAAGCCTACGGTGGAGTTGCAAGATCGTGAAGACTAAAGAGAGAGAAATCTTTGTCTGTTTTTGTTCTCATTGCCTTGAGTTAAGAAGACAACAAACAAGGTTACAAGAGTTGAATAAGAGCAAAGAAGTCGTTAAATTGTCTAAGTAATTTACGCAGGTAGATTATTCAACGTCGAGGTGGGAAACGATGTTAGTTCAAACCCCTTAGCTCTTAGAGGACGCTAGGGGGTTTTGTTCTATCTTTAGATGCTTTGTTCTAACTTCTTTTTGATTGCAGAGAAATCACACTTCTTAGCCATATTTGCTTTTAACCTTTCGTTGTCTGCTTCTGCCAAATTAGCGGTGATGTTGTTTTGTTTGAGCAGTTGAGCAGCCAGTCTCAGATCGTCATTGCTGACGGGTTTGTAGTTACCGTCATCATCTTGACCGCCATTCTCTACTCGATGGATAACAGCAGCAATGGTTAAAGTGTGTAATCTCTCTAGTTCGTCAGAGTTATTTGGCATAGTTGCACCTGTGTAGATTACTTACTTTGATTGTAGCTTAAAAATATTGTCTCTAATGATCGCAACAGCTTGATCATCTATGTTGTTATCTGTGGTCTGACTAAGTTTCTCAAGTAACTGAATCACAAGGCGTTTGACGGAATCGCTCTTGATGAAAGCGAAAAGGATTGGTTTAATTAAAACAAGCATAGGGAAATGCGTTAATTTACCCTAGGCTATAACCAACACCTGTGCAGAGCAACTATGGATGAACAAGAAGAAGCTAAGAGTAGCGAAGAGAAACCATCCTTATTAGCAAATCTCTTTTGCAGCATCATTATGTGTTGGTGTTTGGGGGTCATATCATATTCATATTTGTCAACTAATACTACCCGTGTCATAGATACGACTTTCGCTGCCGGGCTTTTGTCGCAAGTTTTATCGACGGTGACGGGGATCAAAGGCAAGAACGGCAACAATAAGAAAGATAAAGTTATAGTGGACAAGAAAAACACACAGGTGGGGATCAAATGAAAAAGCTATTCTGTCTTTTTTTCCTTTTGTCTGCACCAGTGCAGGCTGATATACGACACGAAATTACTTCTTCAGCTCAGATTACTGTAGGAGCTGCTTCAACCAGTTCTACTAGGATGCCGAGTACGTTTAGCATTTCGGGCAGTGGGGTGGATACAGCGGTAGGTGACAATAGTGGGCAGCTATCAGCAGGCACGATCACATCAGGAATATATAGCCCTGGCACTGTAGTCGGAACGCAGAACGCTACTGGAGGAGAGAGCTTTAGTTTTCAATCTAGTTATTTTCAAGGCGATGCTCTTAGTGGCGCAGCTCCAACAGTAGGCACTGTCTCAAACTTTAGTAGTCAAACAAGTACAAAAGGAGGCACAGCAGCTTCACTAGCTGGTGGGGTGACATCGGCTGGTGTTATCTCGCTTACGGCGGGAGGCGAGAATACCACGGCTATTGGAAGTATAAAAAGTTCAATACAAATTGATTAAATTAACGCTGCTAATTATATCATTAATAGCGGGTCAAACCGTAGTGGCAGCACCAATTGTCCCTCAATTTAGATCAGGAGAAATGAGGGTGAACAGCACTAGCCAATCTGTACTGACGGAAACAGTGACCAGTCATTCATTCTCAAATGGATATACATATAGTGCTGCTGGTCAAAATATTAAACCAGTCGAAGGAACTGTTATTAATCCTTCTGCAACATCAACCACTACCCAAACAATCAATGGAGTTAATTACAACTGGGCAAGCCCACAAATGGAGACTATTCCGCAATGGGAAATAGTCAACGAGGCCGCCCCCTTCAGTCTTATCGAACATGTAACTTCTCCCGGTCTGGAGTCAATTGTAAACGTATCTCGCACTGTAGAAACAACGCAACAGAGCGAGTCAATAAGCATTTTCGGGCCTTAGCAATTGTATTATTAATAGGGAGTCAAACTCCTGTTATAGCAAATACAACGGTGGCTTCACCGAGTAGCAATTCCTCTGGGGTCGTTAACAACAATGCTACGCAAATAATCCCATCATCGGGTGTAACAAATAGATTTTCTCAAGGCATCCAATGTGTTAGTCCTAATGTTAGTTTATCTCCTTATGTTGTAAATTCTCATAGCTTCGCAAGACCTAAATCGACTGTTACGAGAACGCCTATCTATGACGATGATACGGGAGAGATAAAGTATTACTCAGAGATACCAAGATTTGAGAAGGACAATTACGCATTAAATTGGGGTGCATCCCTGCAATTTAATATCCCATTTGGACGGGGGGTGGATCTTTGCCACCAATCTGTCAGAACGAATTTAAAAAACCAAGAGTTGCTATACAAGAAGACTACTCTTGAAGTATCGCTTCACCGTCTCAAAATATGCGCCGAACAATATAAGTTGGGCGTTCGTTTCACTCCGGGCAGTGCATCAGCAGTGACTTGTGAAGATATAGAGCTTTATCCAGTTCCGGGTGTTATTGAACCTCATACTCATAAAATTACTTTCGAGACTCCCTCTGCTGCTTCTGCCTCTCAGCAACAGAAAGAACCTTAGTCTTTTTACCAATTAGTTTTTTAGCTCTATTAATTAACTGTTTAAATGCTGGCTTGAGAATCCTATTGAGGATGGTTGGTGTAAGAGCAGCAGCACTGGTAGCTACGACTGTGATTCCAAAGGTAGTACTGACGGTTGTGAGTTTGGGTATGTACTTATCTACGAATGTTGTTGGCTCATAGATCTCTATACATTTCTTATCGACAATTTTATGACCGATTACTTTCTCCCTAGATTCAGAATTTCTTATATCGCCTACCCGTAAATTAGTTGGCCCCGGACATTCAATAGGAATTTCTGGAATGACAGGTTTCTGTTTAGGAGACTCAGGAGTTTCTTGTTTTTTTGATGATTTTAATTTGTCTTCAACGACCTTTATATCCTTCGGGTTCCAATCCATTGGATAAAAACTAGGGATTCCAGCATTACCATCACAGGTTGTATAGACCCCATTGGGATCTGTGATTAAAAGTTGTGGTTGTAGATTCTGATCTCGATGTTGATAACTACAACCGGGTACTTCTATATCTAAATGGTTAGCTTGACGCTGAACTCTTATCGAAACATCAGGGACATAAATCTCTGGTATCTCTGGTATCTCTGGCAATTAGAACTTAGGTGGTGAAAAACTTTTATTCGGTGCAGGCATCGCTGGCCCTGACAAGTTAGGAAGCTCAATAGATCCAGTGACTTGTTCTATTAGGTTCTGTTTTAATGTGTCCTTATTATTTTGGAACCAATAGTAGCCATAAGCACCAGAGCCAAATATAGCTAGTAGTCCAACACCACTAGCTATTGCAATTCCATCAATGACTTTACGCATTTTCAACTGGTGCAGGAACTACTTCCTCAAACTGTGTTCCATCTGGTGTAGCTTTAACAGCATTTTCTTCACCAGTTAAAACTGCATAACGCTCTTTAAGTTGAACTTGTGCAGATTGAGCAGCATTAAATT